ACTTCAATGACGGGTACAATGGCCGCAGCCCCAACGGGTAGAGCATATATAGGTACACAATCATATGATCCAGGCAATGGTAATCGAACTATAAATGGATTTATTTCAGATTTTAGATTACATAATACTTGTTTATATACAAATGATTTTACACCACCCACAACAAAATTAACTGCAACTTCTGGTACTCAATATTTAATGGCCGCGACAACTCCTGGTATATATGATGGCGCCGCAGGTATTGGAAATACCCCTGGTGCTAATTATCCCTTAAAATTAGTAGGTAATACTAAATCATCTACAGCAACAAAGAAATATGCATCTTCAAGTATGGATTTTGATGGAAGTGGTGATTATATTCTGTTTGAACACATAGGCGGATTAGGAGATGGTGATTTTACAATAGAAGCTTGGGTTTATCACGACACTCTTGGAACTCAAAATTGGTTTAGTCAATATAGAGGATCAACTGGATTTAACGCAGGCACAGATGCAGATGGTGATTTCTATTGGTTTCGAGGTAGTAGATTAATTGATGCCGCAGGAGTGATAAGTGCTACAACATGGTATCACGTTGCATTTGTAAGGGCTGATGGTGTATTACGAGGATATCTGAATGGTGTTCAAAAAGGGAGTGATGTGGCTGACACGAACAATTATTCTGCAAAAGAGTTTTGTGTCGGTTCAATAAGGAATGGAGATCCGGTGTTGGCGAATAAAGAAATGGATGGCCACATAGAAGATTTTAGATTTACAAAAGGTTTAGCTAGATATCCCTTTATACCAATAAAAGATACACTTACAACGACATCTTCGGCTCAAAATGGAATAACGTGTACTGCATCAAATGTTAAATTACTTGCATTAACAACTGCTACTGTAACTCAAGATATTAGTTCATCAAATCATACTATCACAAATGTTAATACTGTAGCTAGTAGCAATTTTGCACCATTCTCTGGAATGAAATCTGCATTATTTGTTGCCGCTTCCAATGAAAAATTAACTATACCAGATGGTACATGGAAAACTTGGGGTTCAAACTTTACTGTTGAATGTTGGATTTATGCTAATTCTTATCCACATGGTACCCAGAATTATATTTGGGGTGATTATGATTCTGGAGGAAGTTCAGCATCAACGTCTATGAATTTAGTTTCAAACAATTCAGGTACATTATATCTTCCCGTATATACAAATGGTGGACTAAGCACAGTTTTAACTTCTACAGTTAATATGAGTGTGAAAAAATGGTATCACGTAGCAGTTGTTAGACATTCAAATGTTTGGTATTTGTTCTTAAATGGCAGTAAAGTACACGAACGGGATAATATAACTACAACTATTAATGATTCTACTCAAATTTTTGCAATAGGTGGAACAGGTAATTTTACTGGTAGAGGATGGGACGGATATATATCTAATTTCAGAGTTAATAATGCTCAAGCATTATATACCACTAATTTTACACCCCCTACGTCAGAACTTTATTAAGGTAGTTAATATGCAAATAGGTAACGTAACTAATCAATACATTAATACTTACATTAATGAAGGTACACAAGTAGCTAATCAACAAGCACAAAGAGTTGTTGATGAACTTTCTGATTATAAAAAAATGCAATATCAGAGAGAGCAAGAGAAACGTCAGTATCAATGGATGGCCTATATTATGATGATGCAGTTTTTCGCAAAGAATAATATGTGGAATCTTATTGATCAAATGAGAATACAAAGAAGTCTTGACATAACTGCCTAAAAATGATATAACTTTATTATGAAAAGTAAACATAAAAAATTATGGAAAAAGGTGGCAAAAATGGACTTAGGTAATCCCGTAATCACCGCTCTTGTTGGGTTGGTGATTTTTTATATCGGACTTAAAACATTTTCAGGTGGTATGAAAGCTATGGGAAATATGGAGCACCTAAATTGGTTTTTAGGTAATCCGATATATATGTTCCTAGGTGGAATTATAATGACACTCGCTTGGCAATCGTCAAGTTTATCTACTACAGCAATTATAGCCTTAGTCGCCTCGGGAGCATTACCTTTACCTGCGGCTGTCGCTTGTGTTCTCGGTGCAAATATCGGGACAACAGGTACAATATGGTTAGCTGGATTCTTTGTATCTGATGGTATGCCGAAAGGTGATACTTTACGAATAGCAATAGCACATTCTGGTATGAACTTAATAATGGCACTTGCATTACTTCCTTTTGTTGGGAGAATTGGCCAGATGTTAATGAAGATCGGTTAAATTCTAAATAGTGGTGTGAGATTCTCACACTTTTTCATTAACATTTTCAAAGAATAGGATCCTCTATGAAAAAATATTTTTTAGCTTTGGCAACTGCGATAGTATTTGCCTTCCCTGCAGGCGCTTGGGACATTGGTAATGGTATATCTCTTGATAACGAACTTAAAGCGACACATAATCTAGACACACCTGCAACAACAATAACTGCACAATCAGGTATTACAGTTCCATTAATGATGATGGACTTAACTGTAGATGCTGATTTTGATTTAACTGCACTTGGCTCATCAAGTACTTCTGATTTATATCAAGGTATTGACATTGGGTTAGACTATGATGTATCTGATAGTTTAGTTTTAGAAATGAATACTGGTATTTCATCAGATTGGGCTAGAGAAGATATCACTCTCTCTATGACATTATCTTTCTAAAAGTCTTGACATTACTCATAGCATCTGTTATTATGATGCTATGAGATTCTATACAAATACTTTTGTACGTGGTAATAACGTATACATTCGCGGTTATAATAATGGTAATAGATTTAATGAGAAAGTCTTTTACAAACCAACTCTCTATGAACCTGCTAGAGGGCCAACAAAATTCAAAACAATAGATGGACATACTGTTAAACCTAAACAGTTTGAAAGCATTAAAGCTTGTAAAGAATATGTAAGCAAGTTTGAAGATGTAGACGGGTTTAACTTTTATGGTTCAACTCTCCATGCATATACATTTATCAATGATAAGTTTGATAATGATTATGATATGGATCATATACGTGTAGCTAATATCGATATCGAAGTTGGCTCAGAAGATGGCTTTCCAGAACCAGAAGATGCTAATCAACCAATAACTGCAATAACTATAAAGCAAAATGGTATATGTTATGTTATGGGTATTGATGATTTTAAAAATGATAGAAAAGATGTTCAATATATCAATTGTAAAACTGAACATAAACTTATCGATATATTTCTTAAAACTTGGAAGAAACTTGATCCAGATATCATAACTGGTTGGAATACCAGATTTTTTGATATACCCTATCTTGTAAATCGTATTACAAAAATATTCGGTGAATATAAAGCGAATGAACTTTCACCCTGGGGTTTTATACAAGAAAGAAAAATAAATCGTATTACAAAATCATTACAAGCATTTGAGATTAAGGGTATAGCACAATTAGATTATCTAGAATTGTTTAAGAAGTTTACGTATGCAAATCAAGAAAGTTATAGATTAGATCATATTGCGAGTGTAGAAGTTGGCGAGAAGAAGCTGGACTATTCAGAGTTTTCAAGCTTACATCAATTATATAAATTAGACTATCAAAAATTCATTGAGTATAATATCAAAGACGTTGAACTAGTAGAAAAGATAGATGCTAAGATGAAACTGATAGAGATGGCTATGGCATTGGCTTATGATGCCAAAGTGAACTATGAAGATGTATATACTCAAGTTCGTATGTGGGATGTCCTTATACATAATTATCTAATGGATAAAAACATTGTCATACCACAAAACAAAAGAACTAGAAAAGATTCTACTTATGAGGGTGCTTATGTAAAAGATCCACAAGTTGGTTTACATAAGTGGGTTATGTCTTTTGACTTAAACTCATTGTACCCACATCTTATTATGCAATATAATATATCACCAGATACATTAATGAGTGGTGATACTCAAGATGTAAATATAGAGGATATTGTAAACCTAAATATAACTACTCAGAAAGATAAAGTGTTAGCCGCTAATGGACAATACTTTAGAAAAGATAAGAAAGGCTTTCTGACAGAGATGATGGAATCTATGTATGAAGATAGAGTTATCTATAAAAAGAAAATGATTGAAGCCCAAAAAGAATTGGAAGAAGTTAAGAG